TTCTCAAAATGGCGATCGGTATGTTTACAGGCGCTGCTGTTGGTAGTGGTATCGGTGGAGACACTGTAGATACAGGCGGCGTGGGCAATGCTGGTTTAGCAAGACTGTCGCCAGACGGGTTCAGAAACGGAGGCATAGCCATGCCTCCTAAAGGTTACTCAGCCGGCGGTATAGCAAGAGGTTCCACTTCGGGATACCCTGCAGTGTTGCATGGAACAGAAGCAGTAGTACCTCTGCCGAATGGCAACTCAATTCCTGTCGAAATGAAAGGTGCGGGAAGCGGTACTACAAACAATAATATTACAGTAAACGTAGCTTCCGACGGACAAACAACTACCCAGGGCGGAAAAGGTATGGATATGGATAAGATGGGAGCAGCAGTAGCAGCAGCAGTCCAGAAAGAATTACAAAACCAAAAGAGATCGGGCGGTATACTTAACCCGTACGGAGCAGCATAATGGCAACAGGATTTATATACGACGGAGCAGCAGCATACGCTACTCCCGATAAAGGTTTATCAAGAAGTAGCAACCCTTCTGTTTTAGTTGCTCGCTTTGGTGACGGGTACGAGCAAAGAGTAGCTGACGGTATAAATAGCTTAAAAGAAAATTATAGTATTTCCTTTAACAATAGAACAAAAGCATTTATTGATGATGTTGTAAGTTTTTTAGATGCCCAGAACGGAGCTACTAGCTTTACTTTTACACTACCAGATTCTAATAACACTACCAGAGCTGGAGAGAAAGACATAAAAGTCGTATGTGATTCGTACAATACTGCATACGCATACGATGATTTTTATAGTTTAACAGCAACTCTTAGGAGAGTTTACGAACCATGAGTGATATAATTGCAACAGACTTACAACAACTAGAGCCTTCGAGTGCGTTCATAGATTTATTCGAGCTAACGCTTGAAGGCGGTGAAGTGCTTTATTTCCATGACGGGGTAGAAGCCGATAATTCCACGCTTCAGTTTAGAGACAATGCTTCGCCTTTTGCTCTACGAACGTACACAGCCATGCCAGTAATTATGGAAGGGTTAGAGATGGCCTCCGATGGAGCACCTGCTAGACCTTCTTTTACTGTTGCTAATATTTTAAGTATGTTTAGTGGTTTATCTGGAGATTTTACAAATGATGATTTAATAGGGTCTGCTTTGCTAAGACGAAGAACCCTTAAAAAGCATCTACATGGAGAATCCGCAGCGGGGTCTGCTGGTACCGCTCCTACAGAATTTCCTATTATTAAGTACATTATAGATAGAATTGCTTCAGAAAGTAATACTATGGTTGTATTTGAGGTAGCCGTTCCTTATGATTTAGAAGGTATAAAACTACCGAGACGTGTAGTAGTGGGTAAGTACTGCTCTTGGCAGTATCAAGGCGCTGCGGCAAATAAAGGAGGTTGTAGTTTTCCTGCAGATAGTATTTTATTTATTAAAAGTAACTTAAATGACGACTCTACCCGCCCACATAGAGCCTTTTTTGATATAGATGATACTCTCTTATTTCGCGCAGATTGGTTTACCGATTCAAATGCACCAGATTGGGCAACAGGCCAGCTTTATAAAGCCACCTCATATGTAGAGGATGGGGGCAAGTATTGGAGGTGTATAGCTGAGCATACTTCAGCAACTGGAAATAAGCCTCCAAGTGTTGTATGGGCTCCCATATTTACGTATGTGCCGCATGATGCTACTAATGAGGCCTATGCAGTAGGAGATCGAGTCTTCCTTAATGATCACATATGGAGATGTATAGTAGGACATAATTCGTCTACCTCCACAGTAGGTACGATTCTTCCGAGCGATACTTCTAAATATTGGGTGAGAGACGATAACTGTGGTAAAACATTACAATCTTGTAAATGTCGCTTTCAGTACGTACCAAGAGACTTTTCTGGCGTAACTCCAGAAGACCACCTGCCGCCAGATGAGAGAAAAAATAATCAGGGCGTACTACCTTTTGGAGGGTTTCCAGGAACCCAGAAGTTTTAATATGATTCAATTTTTAGAGCAGATACAAAAGCATTTTGAGGAATGGTACCCAAAAGAAGGTTGCGGAGTACTGGGAGTAGTTAAAGGAGATCTACAGTGGTTCCCTTGCGACAATATTGCAGAAGGCGAGGAAGACTTTATAATAGACTCTCAGCAATACTTAAAAATCTCAAGAAATTGTGATATTGTAGGAGTAGTTCATAGTCACCCAGATGCAAGCTGTGATCCAAGCATTTCAGATGTAAATTATTGTAATGCAACAGGAGTGCCTTACTATATCTTTAGTTATCCAGAAATGGAGTTGCATACCCTAGAGCCTGAGAGTGTTTCAAAACCTCTTTATGGTAGGGACTATGAGTTTGGTGTTTCGGACTGTCTAGACGCAGGCATAGATTACTATAAAGCCCAGGGAATTGACTTACCAAAAAGAATACCTTTCGAAGACGACTGGTGGGAAAAAGGTTTAGATTACTTTACAGAAGACTATATTAGTACTTGGGGCTTTAAGAAAATTGAAGGTAATATGCAAAAAGGTGACCTAATCATTTTTGCAATCAGATCCACAGTAGGTAACCATTGTGGAGTATATTTAGGTGATGATCTAATATATCATCACGCACAAAACAGAATATCTTGCAGAGAGAATATCTACCCTTTCTGGAAAAAACATATAATTGGAGTATATCGTTATGCGTCGTAAAGTTACCCTAGCTGGAGAGCTTAAAGAGAAGTTTGGAGAGGTCTTTTATGTAAATGCAGACTCTCATCAAAGCATATTAAAATGTATAAACGCAAATAGACCTGAGTTTAAACAGTACTTATTAGAGTCTATAGATAAGAATGTGGGCTTTACAATTGACATGGCAGGAGAGTCAGTAGCAGAGGAGGATTTACTAACTCCTTTAAAAGAGGGTGATGTTACCATTACAGCCATACCCGCAGGCTCCAAGAGCGGTATGGGCAAGATTCTAGCCGCGATTGCTCTAGCAGTACTTGTAATATATACCGCAGGTGCAGCACAGCTCGCCTTAACGCCCGGCGCACCCGCAGGCTTCGGTGCTACTATGTCTGCTGGCATGGGTGCTACTTTTTCAGGTATGCAGATGATGGGAATAAGTATTGCAGCTAACTTAGCCCTGCAAGGCATAGGACAGCTGCTGGCCCCTGATCCAGCAGTGGATTCAGACAGCCCAACAAACTATATGTACCAAGGATCTACTCAAACAATTGTTGAAGGAGATCCAGTTCCGATACTATATGGAGAGCTTAGAGTACCCGGTAGGCCCATAGCCTTAGACGTAATAAACGGGGTGTATCGTAATAATAACGTAACTATTGATTCAAACAATAACATATCTATACTAGATTCAGAACTACAAGAGGAATTCATCTAATGCCTATCCAAGACGCACCGATTATTCACATACCAGGAGATTTTTATAACCCAGGCCCCGACGATAACCCAATCCTCAACGGGCGGAGCCTGACGGGTCAGACTCGACAGACCTTAACTGTAACAGACCTTATATGCGAGGGGCCTATTCAGGGTTTAGTAGATGGGCCTTTTTCTATTTTCTTAAATGATGATAGAGCTGTTCCGGATACAGAAACTACCCTAACCACTGCAGACGGGCCTATAAGTGTGGCTCTTACTAATGGATCTACAACCGCCACACTTAGTAGTAATGCGCCTGATGACTTGATATTAGAGGCGGAAGGAAAGAAGTACCTAATAGTAAAAGAAATAGGAGGCCCTATAGCGGTTACAGTTTCCCGACTAAGCGGCGCGGTACGAGGCCGGCCCAGAAACACTCGACAATTGGATGTAGACGGAGGAGCGAGCTCAATACTCGCCAACTATTTTACTACCCGCGCCCAAAGATATAGCCCCGCTTCTTATGTAGCCGCCACCCTAGTACCAACAGCAAAAGACAGCGAAGATCTCAGAATTCCTATAGCAGGCTGGCTAACCTACACTACATCTGGGGGTAGTGGAAATCAATCAAGTGCATTCTTCTTGCCGGGAAGTGGCAAAGTTAACTCAGGTTTTGAAATGGCACTTGGGAGTTATAAATTATTTGTTGATAGAAGTGTAGAAATTGCCAGTATTAACAACAAAACCCTAACACTTGCTGATGCCTGGGCAGATACTTCAGGTAGTTATAGCTTTGATGTTACTGGAGGGCTGAAAAATGATATAGCCGACGTTCAAGACACTCTTCTGACTACTTACGGAGGAGTACAGACGCAGTTCAGAGCAGGCACCAGAGATCAGACGCCTTTTACAGGACAAGGCGGCGAAGGCTCCACAGCTGTATCAAACACCCCCAGTGCGGGAGGTAATATAGAGTGGACCACAGGGTATAGCGATGATCAAGGGAGTGGCGCCCAAGCTCCTAAGGAGTTAATTGGAGGGTCAGCGTCTGGTTTTAATCTTACCTCCTCACAGTTGCGAGAAATCGACGAAGCTCGTATAACTTGGAAGTACGCCTCTCTTTATGCTCTTGACGGAGGTGGTGATGAGAAACACACGGGTGTTAAGTATTTGGTTGAGCTTGCTATAAAAAGACCTGGCGAGAGTGACTTTGATCCGAAGTTTGCCCTATTTGATAACTTAATTCATACGGCCAAAAGTAAAAGTGCTTTATCTTTTAATATAGTAGTCGATATGGCCCAATACCATCCTCTGTCTGATTTTAAGTTTATAATCAGCAGACAAACAGATCACCAGAATGATGGACACGATCAAAATGGTATTAGAAAAAAGGATTGGCAAAACCAAGCCTTGGCTTCTTTATCCTCTACAACTGCTATAATTAAGGAGAAGTTGAGCCACCCTTACTCGGCGATGGCAAAAGTAAGTTTCAGTTCAAAAGAATTTCAAAATATGCCCAAAAGATCCTACCATCTTAGAGGCGCTATGGTACGAGTGCCTTCTAACTATGTAACAAGAGAGGAGAACGGGACAAATCAGGCAGTCTATACTAGAGATAGTAATGGCGTAGTTCAAAACGATTATCAAGATTGGGACGGTTCTTTCCGAGATACTTTGGTGTATACAAATAACCCTGCCTGGGTGTTTTATGATATACTTGTAAACAATAGATATGGGCTTGGAGATTTTCTTTCAAAGAGCGATATTGACATTTATCAACTGTATAGAATAGGCAGATACTGCGATGAGTTAGTACTAGATGGTAAGGGCGGCTATGAACCTCGTTTTACTTCTAATATATTCCTTACAAAACAAGCTGACGCATTCAAGATCTTAAAAGATATGATGACCACATTTCGTTCACTACTGTACTTTATAGATGGACAAATAACAGCTATACAAGATGCGCCTAGTGGCCCGGTATATAACTTTTCAAAAAGTAATGTTATAGATGGAAGCTTTAACTATGAAGGTACTGGTAGTAAAACTAGGGTTAACCAAGTAGTTGTAACCTGGAATAATCCAGACAACGATTATAAGTTAGAGCCGCTGCTTGTAGAAGACAGAGCTAATATTGCTAAAACAGGTAAAATTATAAGCCAGGATGCTGCTGCATTTGGCTGTGCCTCTCAGGGCCAGGCTCTTCGTTACGGTAGATGGAAGCTATGGACTGCCGCCAATCAGACAGAGTTGGTAAAGTTTGCAACAGGCTTAAACGGGGCTTACTTATTCCCTGGAGACGTTGTAAATGTACAAGACGCAGATAAAAATAATGTAAGGTATAGTGGCAGATTGTCTAATAACATGGAAAAGGCACTTACTCTATCTCAGACCTTCCCTGCAGGCACTATCGCTGAGCAAGCTACGGGGCTGGCTAACACCGACTATGATGATCCTGTTGTTATGGCCTGTGATGTTGTACTCCCTGCCACATTCACTCAAAATGAGTGCTTATTTGAAAAAGGCGGCACTGGTCGAGGAATATTTGTAGGCGTGCTGGAGAACAGTGGAACACCTCAGCTAGTATATAGATTTAGTGAGGGCAGTTCGACCACACAAGCTACCTCTGGTTTAGCAATTTGTGAAAAGGTAGCGATCAGCACTATTCCTGAATTTGACGGAGGCCTCCATACAGTTATATGGGAGGCGTACCCTGCGGCTCCGGGTAGAGGACGTCTATGGATTGATGGGCGCCTCATAATAGATGCAACAACTACAGACGCGTCAGGAGTAGAAGCAAATGCCTGGGGAGGCGCTAACTTAGGAGGCTACGGTCTACAAGGCGCTGCTATTGCAGGCGCATATACTTCTGTACAGCCTTGGTCAGGACGCTTAGATTCTACTCTACGGGTCTACAATGACCAACAGATCTCATATACAAATAATACGGTATCCCTTGATGCACCTCTTGCTTTGATTGCAAACTCTACTTATAAGCTAAGCGTAGTTTTTATAGAGCCTTCTGCTTTTCTTGCACAGGATAGTGCAACAATTAACTCTGTCGATTATGTTCGAGGAGATTTAATCAAAAGTGCCTTCATAGATAGTAATGGAGACGGTACTTATACTCTCCAAGCTATAGACAGTGAAGCAGATTCTGTAAACGCAAAAGCAACAGCAGACGGAACAGATGCACTTTTATTGACATGGTCAGACTATACTACTGTAGAGCAGAGAACTGTTACTACTAGCGCAGGCTCAGGTATAGAAGCACTAACTGTTAGCGAAGCTTTCACAGGGGCAGTAACTAAATCACACATATGGGTACTTGAAGAGACAGACAACAGTGGAGCAACTGTTGCAAGCTCCGCTCAGGCTTATAAGATTTTGGCTGTAAATGAATCGGAGAAAAATACTTATGAGATAATTGCTGTCGCACATTACGATGAAAAGTTTTCTGCCATTGAAACAGACTTCACAACGTATATTGCAGACCCTGTATTACCTAGAATTACTTCCACGGATGTTGTGCCGAAAGTTTCTAACTTTTATAGCACTATATCCCCTTCCAGTGAGCAAGCAGGACAAACAGTACAACTCTTCTGGGCTCCTCCTGCTACACTAGCTACTTCTTCGACTGTTGCAGAATCTGATGCACCCGCCACTGGGAATACACAAACAACACTTGATGGAGGCGCTTCTAATTATTATGAGTTTCTGTCAGGCTATGAGCTTCACCATGATATTCCGGGGACTCGTTCTCCTATGAGATTTGGTAAGGATGTTAGGAGTGCTTCTTTTTCTGGAATACCTGAAGGCACTATTAACTTTGCTTTAAGAACTCTAAATACTCTTGATAATAAATCTAAGCCAACGTTAATTACCACGACAGGCGTGGGTAAATACTCGGCTAAAGCGCAACGCTATCCATATGGTGTGATAGTTGGAGGAACCATAGATGTAGGTAGTTTCGTAGATCTCTCGGGGTTATATCAATTTGAAGATTATGTCTACACTATGAAGCCTGGAGGCAATGCTCTTACTATTACAAACAACTCTTCCACAGCGGCTTTGTGGCAACAAGATTGCTCAGACCTTCCGGTAATTACTTTTACACCAGGAGACGGAAGTGTTTTTGAATCAAGTCTATACTATATTCTTTTAGATTCTTCAGATTCGTCTGATCGCTTAAAGCTGGTTAAGCTTTATGATGATACGACTCATGGAGTGCAGTATTGGTATGATGCAGGAACAGGCAATGCTACAGATCGGTGGGGGTCTAATTTAACTGGTACTATATCTAAAGCGGCAGGGTCTTCTTACTGTTTCGGCTCAGGCACTGCATTTACAACTGAACTAGAGGTAGGGGATTTGGTAGCTGGAGGAGCAGGAGACAACCCTGTCGTATTTGGTAGAGTGGTTAGTATACTAAGCAACACTTTGCTACAGTTAGATAAAGCGCACGAAACCTTCTCGGTATCTAACGCATCGATCAGAATACCAAATATTAGAATAGATACTGTTAATGATGTTATTATCAGCAGCGTTCATAAGGATAGTGGAGGTTTTGTACATACTCCTTTGAATACTATAAATACAAGCATCAAAACAGTTATAGAGTCAGACGACAGTGCCTTAGCATACTACTGGCCCTCTAATAGTGTTAATGGTAATTATATAACAGAAACTGTTGCAGGAGTGCACGGAGAAGTCATTGGAACAGCTCCTACTCTTTCTACACAATCTCCTGTTGGTAACAGCCTTGTAAACGATGATGGCATGTTACTTTTGTCAGACTCACAAGCTGATGCACTTGAGTCCGGAGGCTTCTCTGCTAGTTATTGGTTTAAGTCCACCTCTAGTAGCGGCAGTGGTAATGCTAGACTACTTACTCGAGATAATAACAACCATTGGGCTATGTACATGGGCCAGAACGAAGCAGCTGATGGTGTTCAAGATCTGAAGCTCCAAGCTACAGGTACTGGAGCAGCAGTAGTTAAGACTAATGCAATAACGTTAAATCAATGGCACCATGCAGGTATTGTATATGATGGAACTAATTTCAAGTTCTTCTTAGACGGTGAAGAGATATTTAATAAAACAGGGTATACGCCCCTTACAGATAATGCTCGTCCTATTGTTTTTGGTGTAAATACAGAGGCATCACCCTCGGTAGTTAATAAATTTGTAGGTCAGTTTACTGAGATTAAGTTTTTTAATGATCCAATTTCAAATGCACAAATGCGTAATCTCTACAGGCTCCCTGGGTCTACAATGGCTGGAACTTCTGATACGCCTATTCAGTTAGGAGGAGAAAATGGCAGCGTTTTAAAAGTTACTTCAGACGGGTTGTCTCTTGGTAATACTACTTTCGCAAGTGCGCCTTTCCGAGTAGATATGGCGGGTAACCTAACTGCTACATCTGGTACTTTCTCCGGCAGTATTACAGGTGCTACAGGTACTTTCGCAGGTGAGTTGACAGCAGGCTCTCTTACTGTAGATAAGCTGTCAGGTGATTTTAACGAAGAATATTCTACACAGTTTAGAGCTGTTCAGACAGGAGATCACACGCTTGCTTCTACACTCGGTACTTATTCCACTGTTCAAGAGTTTAGCATTCCTGCACCGGAAGGAGTGGCGAAGGCTGTTAAAATTAGTGGAACTTTATCTACAAAAGCGTTTAATAATACAGGAAGTGCTCAAAGCACAGAGTATTCTATACACTTGGAAATGAAAGCAAAAGGTACCGCAGCCACTAACCTGGGAACAGCAGCTGCAGATGCAGTAAGCGCGGGAACATCTGCAGAAACTGTTTATATCTCAGGAAACAAGCTAAAAGAGTTTGGCTCGGCGGGCAGTGTTAGCGCGGCAGCTGATGGAAGTAGTGGACAAGGTAATGTAATTGGAGTATATTATGATGCCCCAACCAATAGAACATATATCCAGTATCTAGATGCAAGTGTTAGTTTTGACTCGGGAGACACGATTCATTACAGTGCAGAAAACTTTACTACGGCCACCGGATTTGTTCAAATTCAAACAGGTTTTGATGACAGTACTGATAGACATAGTGTTATTGCGCTACCACATAATGAAACTTTCTATGATAAGACTTATCTATCTGCCTCGCTCCCAAAGACAACAACCGCAACGGAGTTTAGGCTTCGAGTCAGAAATAGAAAAGTACTGCCGAGCGGGCTAACCGTAACATTCCCAACAGGGGCATTCAAATTGGAGCATATAGTATAATGATAAAAATAGGATATACAACATCAGAAGGTGTAGACACAATTCATTCAACAGTATCAGTCGGAGGACAACCTGCGGCTGATACTGCTATTCTGGCGCTTCAACAAAGTAAAGCGACACAAGATGACATACTTTACTTTTTTCTAGCATACGAACACGAGGGTGTAAATGTACAATACTTATGGTTAGAACCGCTCTAACCATACCACCTTAAAAATAATTCTTGACATAGAATGTCAACTTAGATATAATTCTGTAATGGAGGAA